AGTTAAAACTGGTTAAGGAAGTACGAGATGCTAATCCTGGTGGCCCATATAAGAAGATATTAAGAGAGCAGCATGATATGGTAATCTAAATAGTCATTAAAGTGTATACTTTAGATGGCTTGGGATAAATTACCAAATACTCAGAAAGGATGTGGCACAATTGCTAGACAATGTGGCATGGATGATGCCACGAGAGCAGAAGCAATGACTCTATTTGATGAGTTAGAAAAAAAATATCCTGATGAAGAACAACCATTGGCATTTTCTGCTAATGAAACTGCTGGTAAGAAGAAGTGTTTAGTTAAAAGGATATTTACAGCACCTAAGACAAAAGGTGGTTATGGTCTGACTGAAGAGGAAATTAAAAAGTTTGCTGGATTAACAAAATTGAAGATTAAGATGGGTAATGGTAGTAGAGGTGGAAGAGGAACTGGTAACCAAGGTAATAAGTTTGAAGATGAAATCGCAAGAGATATTAATACGTGGTTTGAAGATGGAGATGATGCACTTGGTACTAGTGCAGTACAGTCTATGATAAGACAGATTGCATTAGTTCAAGATGATTATGGTTGGTTTTATAACAGAAAATTAAAAGCTAAGGTGATGGGTGGTATAGACACTAAGAGACCACTCAAACTTAAGAATGGAACATGGTATGTTGGAGATGCAGGTGGTGGAAAAGGGTATGATATTGGAGAAAAAGTGAGTGATGTAACAGTAGAAGGTGATAATAGTGGAAAGGTCTATATTTCTGCTAAGACTAGTGGAACTACTGCTCTAGTTAATCTAGGTGTGAGGACTAACTATTTTCCTATCGCTGATATTAAAGCAAGGAATATTAAGTTATCGGATGGCCAAGCATTACTCAATACATTTGGATTAGATGAAGCAAAGTTTTGCAGAGTCTTTAATGATTTTGATGCTGGAACTCCTTATAGTGAGAAGACTACACCAGGAAATAAGTTTGATCATGATATGCTTACAGCATTGATTAAAGGATCGTTAGGATATGGATTTCATTATGTTCATCGTGATCAAGGTAAGATATTACACATGAAGATGACTGAAGATTTTCTTAATCAGTCTTGTGTTCCAAATAAGTCTGGTATTTCTATAGAATATGGTGGTACTGGCGACGGAGCTAAACGTGTTAATATTGTTATGGATACATCTACGTTACACTTACAATTTAATATTAGAAACACTTCTAGTTCAGGAACTAAAGCAGATCTTAAACGAATATATCCAACTCACTTACAAGCAGGGTATAGATTTAAAGGAGAAACAAAGATGTCCCATTTCTGGGAAGCAAAAGATGATACATTTAGTGGTGTATCAAGTGCAGCTCTTAAGATGATAAACTAATGGCTAATGTAACACAGTTAAAACACTTAGAACATCTAGAAGATGAGATGCTCAACTATGGAGTTGAGGGATGTAAGGCTGCTGTTAGTTTCTTACAGGAACTAAGGAAGATGCTTGGATGTGATAACAGTACAGGTTTCATGCAGACTAAGTGGGATGGTGCTCCTGCTGTGGTGTGTGGTATAGATCCTAATGTGGATCTATTTTTTGTAGGAACTAAGAGTGTCTTTGCTCAACAACCAAAGATATGTTACAGGGAATTTGATATTGATAGGCACTATCCAGATGGAGGTGAGTTGAGTAAGAAATTGAAGTTTTGTTTGAAGTATTTTAAAGATTTGGATATTAAAGGGGTAGTTCAGGGTGATCTTGTTTTTACTCCTGGTGATGTTAAGCGAGAAAGAATTAATGATGAGATGGTATATACATTCAGACCTAATACTATTACATATGCTATACCAACAGACCATGAGATAGGTAAAAAGGTAGATCAAGCACAGGTTGGAGTGGTATTTCACACACATTATACTGGTCAGGATTTTTTAACTATGCAAGCAGTTGCTGGAGCAAAGGTTAAATCAAGTAAGGATGTGTTTGCTATTGATAATGACACACCAATGCATAAGGTAGGGTTGAATCATCAAGAAGAGGTTAAGTTTGATGGTTATGTAAAAACTATTGAGAAGATGTGTGGTGATTGTGGTGATTTCCTTGATGAGTTGGTTAAGAATACAGGTAAATCAGGTGATGAGAAGTGGCATGTTGCATCGTATTTGAAACCATTTTTTAATGATGAGATCAAAGCAGCACGTACTATCAACAATGCTGATACAGCATTTGAAAACCTTTATAATTTTTACTATGATAAGACTACAGCAATGCTTGACAAACTTAAGACACCAGCAACTAAGGCACAGAAGAGTAAGTTAGTGCATAATAGTCAGAATTATATGAGAGATAATCAGTATAAGTTTAAGTCTATGCTTGGATTGTATAAAGAGTTGCAGACAGTCAAGCAGATGGTCATTGATAAACTAGATCATCTTGAAACTTTTAGAACATTTGCTCAGACAGATCAAGGGTATAAGGTCACTGGACCAGAGGGTTATGTCCTACATAAGAATGGTGATATGATTAAGTTTGTTAACCGTATGGAATTTGCATACAATAACTTTACTTTGGCAAAACAATGGCGTTAAAGGGTAAAAGATGCTACTTTACATTTGGTAGGTTTCAACCACCTACTTCAGGTCACAAAGACAACTTTGCTGGTGTCAGACGTACTGCTGGTGGTGAGGACTATCGTATTTACATATCACAAACACATGATACTAAAGGTAAGAACCCACTTCCACCAGACAGAAAATTATTTTGGTTGAATAAGATGTTCCCTGAACATAAAGGTAAGTTTCATAGTGGTCCTAGGGAACCTGTTGCTATTATGAAAGACCTAATGATGGGTGGGTATGATGAAGCAGTATTTTTAGTGGGATCTGACAGGGTTGCTGCTATGCAGTTCCTTCATAAGTACAATGGTAATGATAAGGACTTTTCGTTTCGTGTTTTAGAGATTATATCTTCAGGTTCTAGAGATGCAGACGGTGATACCTTTGCAGTATCTGGTACTAAGATGAGGAGAGCAGCAATTGCTGGTGATTTCAAGGCATTTCGTGCTGGTATTCCAACAACTTTAAGAGATCAAGATTGTGCTATAATGATGGCAGAGATAGCAGCAAACCTCCCTAAGAATTTTAAATGAAGGATTTTAAAAAGATACGTGAGCAGGCCTTACGACAGAATTATAGGAAGAAAGAAGTCTTTGTTGAGGGTGACTACGTAATGAATGCTATTACAGGGCAAAAAGGAACCATTTATAGGGCAGGTGTGAACTATGTTATCTGTGTTACAGAGGGTGGAGAGATGTTTCGTGCTTGGGTAAAGGATATTAGAGATATAAATAAACCATAGAGCACTGTCAGAATATAAAATGGAAAAGCAGAGAGCCGTTAATACTGTCACCGCTAATGATGAGTGGTCACAAAGTTTAATGAAGATGTATGAGAACTGGATGGGTGGTGATACATTCCAAGGTTCTAATATTGAAGAGGAAGAGATTCCTACTGGACAGAAGCAAGGTGGTGGAGAAGGAGCAGCATTCACATCTGTTGGAGGAGCACTTCCTGCTATAGAATTTGATAAGTCAACTGGACTACCTACTATTCCTGTTGTTAATACTGATAACGATAGTACAAAAGATCCTAAAGCAACTAGTAATGGTGCTGAACCACCTATAAACAATCAAGGTGAGAAGCCTAAGTATGGTGCTCAGGTTAGGGACGTAACTCTTGTTGGAGCAAATGAAAGTAAAGATCATTCATGTTGTAAGAAGTGTGGTAGTATGAAGCACACAACAAATGAATGTAAGAATGAATATGTGAACAAGAAGGTTGCTAAGATTATGTCCTATAAGAAGTAGGGATAGACAAAACACAGAGTTTCTGCTATAATGACAGCAGCTGCTTTATGTGATGACTGAAATTAATGACGCTTGGAAAGCGATGAGTGATCTAGAGGCTGCATTCTCAGAGATCACTACATTTAATTTTATGCTGGAACAACTACAAGAGGCAGTAGACAATAGTAGGACTAATGAAATTGTAGACCTTACACTTGCACTTAATGCTTTCATGCCCGTTTATATTAATAATTGGGACCGGAAGTATAAAGTTGCATGGGAGCATGTAGTAAAATGAATTATAAAGATTCTGGTGTTGACATAGAAGAATGTGTTGAATCTTCCACACATTTCACTGGCAATAATATCTACCAAGTTAAATATTACAATGGTTATTAATTCACTATGAAAATTTTTCTCGACACTGCTGACATGTCTGAGATCGCCAAGGCGGCAAGGACTGGTTTGATTGATGGAGTGACTACTAATCCAACTCTGATTCTTAGAAGTGGAAGGTCTCTCACTGATGTCGCTGAGGATTTAATTACATACTATCCTCAATTTGAAAGTATCTCTACTGAAGTGGTGGCAGATACTGCAGATGAAATGATTGAGCAAGCGAGAGAGTTTATTAGTTTAGGTGATTCTATTACTATCAAACTTCCTTGCACTGTTGAAGGATTGATTGCATGTAAAGCGTTGTTTCATCTGGGCGTTAAGACAAATGTGACGCTAATATTCTCAGTAGCACAAGCATTACTTGCTGCGAAAGCAGGGGCAACATATATCTCACCATTTGTGGGCCGCTGTAATGATAATTCCTTTAGTGGAGTGGAGCTTGTGCGAGCAATTTCGATTGCATATCAAGCGCAAGGACTGAAATCTCAAATCCTTGCGGCATCTCTTCGTGATGTCCATCATGTGTCTCGGTGCTATTCTTATGGTGCTGATGTTACTACACTTCCCCCGAAAGTATTCTGGGCAATGTATGACAATATTCTGACACGCGATGGACTCGATCGTTTTCAGAAAGATTGGGAGAATGCAAAGCAGCATGTCGAGTAAGGATTACATAACCAAAGAAGAATGCCAGGAGATGATTGACGATGCAATACGAAAGCATAATCGTACTGCTGGAATTATCTCTATGTGTGTTGGTTGGATTGTTCTCGCACTTTTTGCTGAGGGTCTTCTTCGATTTATTGGGGTAATTGATCCAATTCTTCCGTCGCTAAAATTATAATATAGAATGGAAAGACAGCTAATTAATGACTTATCTGGTATTATTCGTAATCATCAAGAGTCTCTACCAAACATAGAGGAAATGGATGTTGATGATAAATTCAGACTAGTCTATAAAGAAAAAGATGCTGG